TGATAGACTTGAGAATGGTTTGGGCTGGATTGTTAATTCAAAGAAACTCTACATTAAGGAAGACATGACAGAACTAGTAAATGAATTTTTTGAACATCCTCGGGCAAGACATGACGACTGTATGGATGCATTGTTCTGTGCTAACCATTATGCTAAGGCGCCAAGAAGTGATAGTATAAGCGAAGATGACTTTCCCAATATAATCAGGAAAAGAACAAAATTAGCCAAAAAGAAGTATAATTGGCTTACCGGCGCACGCCAAATGTAAGAAAAATGCAGAAAAATAAAAAAAAGGTAAAAAAACCCTTGACAATGTTAAAAATATTTCGTATATTGTGGCTAAAATGAGATTGATTCTCATTAAAGATAATGCAGGCACATGACAATATTGATAAGTTACTTATGTTACAAGCGCTGCAAACAGTAGAGCCTGTGTCCACATCAACAGCAGGATATTTATATCCACAACCAGAACAAAAGGGTAGTTTTTTAAGAGATATGTTTGGGTTTGTTACTGATATTGGAGTTGACAGTGGTGAGTTAGATTGGCGTAAACTTCCATTGTATTTAGTTGGTCTCGGGCTGACTGTGGGAGGCGGTGGTAAATCAAGGCCATTCAAGACAGTAAAAATGATGTCAAAGGCGGAGCCGAAAGGATTACTAGAACTTGTGCATAGTTTTCAACGAAATGCAGGCGAATCTGTTTTAAAACATTATAAAAAATCTGGATACTTTAAAAAGCTACCAGAGTATCAACAAAAGGCAGAACAATTAGGCAATCCAGAATATTTCTTATCACATTTTTTAAATAGACAAAATCCATTATACAAAAAGTCATTCCCAAAGGATATTTCGTTTAAAAATTTAACACAATCAGAACAAAATTTAGCTCATGTAATAAATGAGGGTATGGAAGTTTTAAAAAAGAAAGTTACTCCATTATATGACGAGGCTATGAAGCAAAGAGAATTAGAATTAAATTTATTAAAATTAAAAGAGCTATTAAAATAGGGGCTGATGAATAATCTATTAGAAATAGACCCGAGAGCAAAACTTAACCAAGAGCTGTATAGGCGCTATCGTGACGCTCGCTCCCAATGGGACACTGAGGCACGTACTGACCTTGATTTTGCGCTTGGTAATCACTTTACGGCAAGTGAAGAAGATGAGCTGGCTTCACGCAATCAGGCAGCAGTACCTATGGATAGATGCGGACCAGCGATTGAAAAATTAAAGTCTGTACTAACATCCCGTTCTCCTATATTTAATCCCGCTCCAAGAGAAGATTCGGACGTTAAAATGTCCAAGGTGTGGCGAACAATCCTTGGTTATGTATGGGATATTTCTGATGGGGATGAAAAGCTTAGGCAGGCTATTCATGACTACAGTACTACGGGATTAGGGTATTTATATATTTATGTTGACCGTAATTCAGATTTTGGTAGAGGCGACGTAAAGCTCACTTATATTAGTCCGTTTAGGGTATATGTACCGCCATCTAGCCGTGATAGATGGTATGACGATGCGGATAATGTCATTTTATCAACTATAATAACTAAGGAGCGTGTAATCAGCCTCTACCCCGAATTGGGAGAGCAGATTGACCAGGAGACTGGAGAACCAATACCTGGTATTATAGAGGAGATAGATACATATTCAGAAGAAGACATGCCAACATCAATGCAGAGTAATACACAACGGATATTTACACCTGCAGAGGTAAAAGATTTAGATTTTGGTGAGCACCAGCGCTATCAGATTTTGGAGCGCTTTTATAAAGTTAAAGTTCCATTCTATCGTGTGGTAGAACAGGCATCAGGTAAGGAGATGTTATTTGATGAGGAGATGTTTGCTCTGTTCTTACAGGAGAATCCAGGTATATTTGAGCGTGGATTGCTTGACTTTGAAGAAATATGGCAAGATAGGGTTGCTGTAAGCGCATCTATAGGACAAATATTTTTATACGAGGATATAATGAGTACGGATATTTATCCGCTTGTTTCATTCCCGAATATATGGACTGGAACTCCATATCCCAAGTCTGATATTTCAAGGGCTCGCCCCATACAAAGATTATTGAATAAATTATGGTCATTAGTATTGTCTCACGCTCAAAGCTCCGCTGGTCTCAAGTTGATTGTGCCTGTGGGATTTGCACTAAATGGAATGGAAGACCTTGAACAGAGGTGGGCTAATCCAAATGCTGTTATTGAAGGTGATTCAAGTGCAGGCGAACCGCATTTTCCACAGCCGCAACCACTTGCTGGTGAGTTTTATAGACTTATTCAGCAGTGTGAGTTTTATATAGACTTTACATTTGGGCTTCCAGAAATGATGCATGGATTTTCAGGTCAAGCACCTGAGACTGTACGTGGAACTCAAGCTATGTTATCTGCTGGAGCTGAACGGCCTAAGTCTAAATTGAGAGATGTTCAATTTAGTTTAGATAGAGCAGGGCGGGTTGCATATCAGATTAGCAAGGGACACTATACATTTGAGAAGATGTTTAGACTTGCTCAGCCTAATAATGACATGGATGAGGTCATGGTAAATTTTTATGATGATGTGACAAATACAATTACAGATATTAAGAAGGATAAATTTAATCTGGGTCAGCACGATATCAGAGTAGAGCCAGGTTCTACACTCCCCTCAAGTAAATGGGCAGAGCTTGATGTATACATGCAAGCATTCCAGATGGGGATTATTGATAATATTGAAGTGTTGAAGAAGTTTCCAGATATTTTTGATAAGCAGGGAGTCATTCAAAGAAAAAGTCAGGTTGCACAGCTTGGTTCCGCCTTACAACAAGCACAGCAACAGATTAAGTCTTTGCAGGGACAACTGCAATCAACAACAAGGGAGTCTATATCGGATAAAAAGAGAGTGCAGGTGGAGAAATTCAAAAGCAGGCTCTTTGAAGTCCTTTCGGACGCCGAAGCTGATAGAAAAGTACAAGTAGGTAAGCTTGTAGGAGCAGTGAAGGTCGAAGGTGAGAGATTGAAGTCGTTGACTAAAGATGTCATAAACGAAAGCAGTCAGGCTCGCCAATAACACATTGCAAAAGGAGAAAGCAAAATGGCAGACCAAATGATAGATGATGTTTTAGATGTTAGTAATAAACCTAACGTATTAGATGTACAAGAACCGACATTTACAGAAAATGAAGATGAAACGGTTGAAAATGAAATGGATTGGGAGATTGAGGCAAAAAAGTTTCAGTCTATTGCAGATAAAAGACAAGCGGAGTTGGATTCTGTGGCTCAAAAGCTCGCAGATACTAAACAGTTTGAACAGCTTGGTAATTATTTGCAAGACAATCCAGAACTCGTACAGAAAATGCAAGAATGGATTGTTTCTGGTGGTCAAGAAGACACATCTTCTCAAAACAGCGCACTAAGTTACGACGAGTTCAACCCTTGGGACGCATACTATAAACCCGAATCAGAATCTTATAAGTTCCGCATGTCGCAGGAACATAAGCTCGTAGGGGAAGCTGTACAGCAACAAATGACTCAGATTCAGCAAGAATCCGCATTACGAAACTTTGTAGGTGAGCTAAAGGGAGTTCATAAACTCAACGATGAAGAAGTTGGAGAGTTTTTGGATTTTGTAGCACAGCCAAAAGATAAGATTGATACGAATTCGCTGATTAAGTTATGGAAGGAGAACAGTGGGAAACATGTTGATTCTCAGAATGCTCTCGATGCTGTACGGAAAACTAAGAGTGGTCCTCAATCTGCTGGAGCAACACCTAGTGTTGGTGGTGTCCAAAAGAGTGATAAGGATAAGGTATGGGAAAGTATTGTAGGCGCTGGAAGTCGAAGTAGTGTTTTATAATAAATAACAATAAGGAGAAGTCTAAATGGCTAATTTTAATTCTGGGATTGTAAATGTCGGTACTCCTGGTAGTCAAACTGCGCTATCTCTTACTAAAGGTTCAAGACGATTATATGACTTTAGTGATAGAGTAGCAGAGTTAGCACCAGAAGAGTCTCCGTTTTTCGTTTACCTTTCCAAAGTAGGAAAAGTGCCAACAACAGACCCTCAATTCCGATTCCTTGAAGATAGAAGTGCAATGCAATGGACTGATAGAAGTTTTACAACTTCAACTAACCTTGCAGCAGTAAGCGTTGGTGCAACTGTAACAGCTACTTTATCTTCAGCTCAATCTTGGTTAATCAAAGGTATGGTCGTACAAGTTTCCTCTATTCAGGGACCCAGTGGTGCGCCTAACCATGCGAATGCCGTGATTACAGCAATTAATTCATCCACGTCTATTGATATTAAATGGCTGACTAACCCAGGTGAAGATGCTGACCCTGCGGCTTATGTCAATGCTACTTCAATGGAAGGTAGGATGCAGGTAATTGGAACTGCTTATGCAGAAGGTTCTGGTGCTCCAGATACTTTCTCTCAAGAGCTTGACCATGATTATGGATATACTCAAATCTTTAAGACAGCTTGTGAGATGTCAAATACTGCAAGGGCAACAGTTTACAAGGGTTATGCTGATGAATGGCAAAGGATATGGAATTTAAAACTACGCGAACATAAGGTTGATATTGAACGTGCAATGTTGTTTGGTCAGCGTGCGTCTTCTGGAGGTATTAATTACACCGAAGGCATAGCTGGTCATATTATTGCTAACGGACAATCTCAAACTGTTGCTGGTAGTGCGCAATTAGTTTATACTGAAGGTCAAGCATACTTGAAAACAGTTGCTGCTGCAAGTTTAACATATGATGTTTTGCTTCGAGACTTAGAGGTTGTTTTTGACCCAGCTAGAGGTGGAAGCACAGTTAAGCTTGCTTTGTGTAGTTTACCTGTTATTTCTCTTTTTAATAAGTTAGGTGATGGCGTTGGATTCATTGGTGATACATTGAGTAGCAAGGTTCCATATAACTTTGAGAGAAGTCAGGGCTCATTCGGTCATAAGATAATGAAGATTGAAACCGTTCATGGTGATTTATCACTAGTAAGAGAGCCTTTATTTAGAGGCTTGTCTAGTGAATTTTGCTGTATGGTTGACCTTGACCATGTATCTTATCGTCCTCTTGTTGGTAATGGTGTAAATCGTGACACTTCAATAGAAACTAATGTACAGGCAGCTGATGAAGACTTGCGTAAGGATTTAATTCTTACAGAAGCAGGTCTTGAGGTTTCATTACCTGAAACTCATGCGTTGTTTGTCTTTGAAGAGGCGGTGGCATAATGAGAAGTGACTATTTAAATAACAATAGTAGTGCAAGTAGTGTAGGTCTTAATGCCAAGTTTGAAGAAATATCTGCAGCTAGGACATTAGATTCTGCTGACTCAGGAAAAGTATTTGGAGTAAATCAAGCTAGTGCTTATGAAATTACTCTTCCTAAAGTTAGTGAAGTTGACCAAGGATGGAATGTGAAGTTTATTGTAACTGTTGTTGCAGCTTATAAAGTGACAATAGCCAATAATACGGCTGAAGATACTATAGTTGGATATACTTCAGGTGGTGATGGCGGTGCTGGTAGTTCTACAGATTCAACAGCAGTTGATGAAATAGGAATTATTAGTGGTGCTCAACTTGGTGATTATGTTGAACTCTTTTGTGATGGAAGGTATTTTCACGCTAGAGCAACAGCACATGATGCTGCACACATTACTATAAGCTAATCCGAATAAATAAGGATTAACAGTTTTAGGATACTGTTGGGGATGTCGATAAAGGGCGTTCCCAAAAATCCAATTAGGTGGTTGCGAGGTCAAACTCTCTTCCACCTCTATGAGAATCTCAGGAATATGCAGTAAACATGGCTACTATAAGGGTGGAAAATGCTCCGAATGTATCGTGAACAATAAATCTGTCCCATATGTATTCATGAGAACTGAACGTGGGTATAGAACTGATATGGAATTTAGTACTACAACTGTGGAAAAAGATATTGAGGATATAAACAGGAGAAATAATGGCTAATGAATTAAGATTGCAAGTAGACCTTAGATATAATAAAAATGGTCGTATTATAGAAGAAAAAGAGTCTATCTGGGTTGATGTTGCAGGAGATAATGTTATTCGCAATATTCAAGAAGTTGGTACATCAGAAGAGGCATTGCAATCTATAGATGGCGGTACGCAGGGCTATCTTCTTATTAAGAATCTAGATAGTACTAATTATGTAGAGGTTGGACTGACTGGGGAGTATACTGCTAAATTGAAAGCAGGTGAGATTGCACTATTTCGATGTGCTGGTACTGTTTTTGCTAGAGCTAATACAGCAGCTTGTGATATAGACTATATTTTAATTGAACTGTAAGAAGAGGAAATAATGGCGACTTTTAAAGCACAGGTAGAAGGACTAACAAGTCTTTCGATAGATGCCAGTAGTGCGCCCAATCTAAAAGAATTGGACCAGTTTCTTACAGATGGCGCTAAGGAAGTTATAAATCTGTTACCAGAAAATCTTCTACCATTGTGTACATCTTCAGTTAGTTTTACTTCTGGTTCAGCAAGTACATTGAATACTGGTAAGGTTCTTCATGTATTAAGAAGTGATGGCGATATTAGTCAACCATGTCGCAGTATTCCAGCTATGTATAAGGG